TCCTCCAGAATTGTTCGCTTTTTCAACTTCTTTAACAAGTTTTGCAGTCAATGAACCTAGTGATGACTGCTTCTTTAGGTCTGCGAAAGACATTAGATTACCTCGGATTAAATTAGATTTGGCTTGTGTGCACTCGTTATTATAAGACTAAATGATGCCGATGTCAAGTTGCTCTCTCATCATGGTTGACATTTCTGACATTTGATTAAAGATAACATTCATGTCTACATTTTTGGGTAGACCCATCATCTCTGCAGATCTGCGTATTTCAGATTGCATTTTCTTTGCATCGGGATCTTCTGAGAGACTTAATCTAGCATAAACTATTTTTTGTTTCTCAACAAGTTTAATTAACTGATCAATATGCTCCAATTTTTCAGCGCGATTCATGTATGGAAACTTCATGACATTTGCATAAATGTCTTCTTGAAGTTCATGAATCTCCGCCATTTCGGATCTTACTATGTCAGAATCAAAGAAACTCAACTTTTTACAACTCCCTTTAGAATTTTTTTATAACGGAATACATCTATATTTAGGAAAGGAGAATACTTTCTCACTCTCCGACTGACGGTTTTCCATACAGGATCATTCAACTTTTGATCAAAATCTTTCCCATACCCTAGTATCTTATCATATATCACCATACTTTCAATACTGATATTACCACCTAAAAACTTTTTAAGAACAATCGGATGACCCCTCTTACAATCAAATACATCATCAACTTTATTATCTACGAATAAACTTTCAGACTCTTCTTTAAAGACATATGATAATGATTGAACTTTCTTTTTCCAATCAACATATCTTGCCTCTCCTTTTTTAATCATCTCACCAATCCACATGGTCTCAGGATCAGGACATGAAACAAAATTAGATACAAAAAAATCCTCTACTTCTTTATCATTCTTTTGTCGGGCAAACTTTTCAAACCAAAAACGATCCTTTCTCTTATAAAAGGCCTCCTTAGTTGCTCTAGTTTTGCCACCATATCTATGATAATCGTAGTGGTCTTTTGTAAAATGGTTTTTTAATGACAAATAACAACGGTAAGCATCAAACGGCATCATCTACCTTCTCTAGATTTATTACGAATAGTGATGTGATTACCTTCAATTTTAAATTCAAGGTAGTCACGATGGCCCCAATTCAATTTTTCGTATAATGAATTAAGTTTTGCCATATCCTCCCATAGATCTGTGGGAGTGGGTTCACCCCAAAAGGGATTATCATCAGGGTCATTCATTAGAATACTAACTTTGCTCTTGAAGTTCTTTTTAAAAAGTTGAGTTCCTGAGCCTCATACTTTAATTTTTCTTTTAATGGTTTTGATATCAGTTTTGGAACTGATTCAAGATCAATGGAATTAACATCGCAGAAATAGACAATCGCATCAATGTAATTCATCTCCTCCTGTGTTTGCACAAGTCCTTCAATTTCTTGAGCAAAACGAGCAGGACAGAAAAACTTATCCTCGAATGCCTTTTCTAGTTCATTGTCCATTTGGCGACCCAGTATTGTGAGATACAAATTCTTTAATGTAACGAACTAATAATTTAATATAGTCCGATTTATTCCTTTTGTCAAACACTTTCACCTCTCCGTCAGGAGTTACCATTAAAGTAATAAGTTTAGTGATAGGAATGTTAGTGAGTTCGTAATATGCTGCTGCATAAAACATTTCTTGAACGAAGTAGTTTTCAAGCCACTTCTCAGGTTTTATCTTTGTTGAGGTTTTAAAATCTATAACTGCGAGTTCCCCTTCATACTCTGCAATGCAATCAACTCTACCGGCAAGACCAAGATACTCTGAGTATAAAGTTCTTTCAATAGCGTGTATATTATTTATCTTGTCAAGATAGGGTTTAGTATTATAAAACATGAATTGTGTGAGTGGTTTATACTCATCCCATTTCAATTCAAGATTTAATAGATATGCTTGTGCTGCTTCATGATAATCAGTTCCACGAGCAGTTGCTTTCTTTGTGATTTTATTTGCCTCTTCAACACCAACTCTCTTTCTCCAATCAGCAAAAATCTGACGGTTGTAAAAAGATGTGACAGATGTTATTGACGGAACCCAATCACCACTTGGAAGATTGTATAATCTTATTCCGTTTGTTTCTTT